CGCCGGTACCCAAAAGCAGCTGGGCATCTCCAAGTGGGACACCTACAACCAGTATCTTGCCTATCACGAAGGCCGCGGTGGTTTCAGCCGGGGCACCTTCCGCAGCAAACCCTGGCTGATGCAGGTGGCACGCAAGGTTGAGCAGCAGTCGAAGGTCTACGGCGCACAGCTCAAGCAGTGTCGGGGGGAGCTGGAGGATGATAGTGGCTGGTTCTAAAGCGAGGTAGGGTTGCAGGCTGTGCAGGCGCTGGGGTCCATCCCCACAGAAAACCGATCCAGCAACAGCGAACAGACGGCACCACGACCAGGCCGGCGATTGCGCGTAGCTACATTTCTGGAACCGCGCCCAAGGCTTCCCTGCCGACTCATCATCGACAAAGGCGCTGACGGCAAGCCGTTCACCAAGACCTAGCAGGTGCACATGTGCGGGAACAGCGTAAGCCCGCCTCCAATGGCAGCCCTTGCGCGCGCCAACGACCCTTGGCGCGTAGCTGACCGACAAGCTGCAGCGGCCTAGTCTTCGACTAGCCGGAACTGCATTTCTAGTGGGCCGCCAGGTGCACGAGACTCCATGACAGCCACATGCTTAGCCCCGCACTGCTGACAATAGAAAACCTGGCGGTCCAATCCCTCGTCGTGCTTCAACTCAGCATCTGTTTCTTCCTCACAGTTCAGGCAGATGAATTTTCTGGTCATCGCCATTCCTCCTATTCCATACACATTCAGCGTAGCCGGCCTTCAAAGCTGCTCCGAGGTATTCCCATGCCCACAGAAAACCGATCAAGCAAACCTCGTGCTACGCCCCTAGGCAGGCCCGTTTCGGGGGTAGGGATCGCCCGCGGTTGGGTGTCACGGCTTGCGCCTCAAATAGAGGAACAAGGCCACCGCATCAATCGCGAGCACGACTGCAATTGCGAGGAGCATTAAGTAGTGGTCGACCGGAAGCATTATCTGCATCCCCGATTTGAGCAGTCCATAGATGGTAGCAATTCCTATTCCAATCCCACTACACGTACCCATCGACGTGAACGCCTGTGCTGCGCAGGGAAATCGATGCCCGAACCATGCGGTGTCTTCAGTGTTAAAAAATTCTCCTTGAGACGGAACGTTTTGATAGCACATTGATTCAGAAAGCTTGCTAACAAACAAAATCAGGTTTTTAGGACAAGCGTGATCATGAAGAAAATCATCGCAGCGTCGGTGCTTTCCTTGGCAGCATTTTCTGCAGGAGCAACTGAACTATCCGGTGCAGTGGGCGCGACCTCGCAGGGAGGGCTTACTGCCCGAGCGGGTGTAGGATTAGCCTGGGACAAGACCTGGCTGGAGTCGAACACCGGTCGCCTTACAGGCTATTGGGATGCGGGATACACATACTGGGAAGCAGGCGATGCATCAGGTGGCGCTCATTCCCTTTCGTTCGCTCCGGTGTTCGTGTACGAGTTCGGAAGTGGCAACATCAAACCGTTCATTGAGGCCGGCATCGGCCTAGCGGTGTTCTCCGGAACTTCGGCCGGGGATCAGGAACTTGGCTCCGCCTTCAACTTTGAAGATCGCATCGGAGCAGGGCTGAAAATCGGCGACACTCAAAGAGTCGGCATTCGTGCAATGCACTACTCCAATGCCGGGATCAAACAGCCGAATGATGGGATCGAATCTTACTCCCTGTTCTACAGCCATCAAATTTGATGCCGACGGGCCCGCATTCTTGCGGGCCTCTCTTAAAGCAGCCGCACTGCAACCTGGTCACTCACCACTTCCGTACTTCCCGGCTAAAACCCCTCTCCCCTCTATTTCGAGGCGGCGAGACGATTAGCTGCAGGAGCGACTTCGACTGCGATGCGGCGGGCGCGACCAACGCCCCAGGCCAAGGCCCTGGTCATCGACTCCCCGGGGCGAGAATCGAACGCTTCCTCGTGGAGGGCCATGCCGCTTGGTCCGTACACGCCGATAAACATCTGGGTAAGACCAGTGCGGGAAAGCCTGACCTGCACATCGATATGGGCTCCATCATCCAGGGTTTCATCATGGGTTCGGTGATGGAGCGTAGGGTCTGCCCAGTCCCAGAAGACATCGCCGCGAACTCTCATACAGCCCTCCTGCAACCGTCTGGCGGGTGATCAACAAATCTAAGTTAGCCAAAGCGAAGCGTTGATCAAGCGCACTCAGATGGATTGAGAACTGCTTCCGACAATTGGCTCATTTTTATAACGCCCCCTCTCCCCTCTATTCACTGCCGCAATATGGCGGCCAAGGGGCTAACTGCGTGCTCGCTTCACGACGCCGGCTACCATGAGCGCGGCGCCAGGTATCCAAAGACCAGGGTTCGAAGTTCCCAGCCCGACAACAAGCAGCGCGATACCAACAGCAAACATAAGCGCTCTCCCTAACTAGAAGTATCCATTTCAGAACTTGCCAATTTAAGCACAAGCCGGTCGCAGGAGCGGCCAAGGAATCGTCTTGCCTGAAGAAAGCAAGCTGATCCAAGGTGTGGCCGTCGAACGCGACGAGAACAGGTGGTGGTACCACCCCGGCATCCCAGACTTCGACGGGACAGAAGACCACACCCCATTCATGGTCTGGGCAGCCGAGGACCTGAAAACTTGGTCCATGGATTGCGATCTGGACGACCACCCATATTGGGACCTCACGTCGAACTGCTGTGGTTGCGTGGGCTGGTATCCTGAATCGCCTGGCCCTGAGTGGTTCCTGCTGGGGATCTTCGATACAGAGGACGGCCCACATGTGCAGTGAGCGCGCCGCGTGGTGACACCCTGACCGACCTGATCGAGGTAAAGACCATCAACCTGGTCGACGAGCCGCTGGCGGGTGTTCGCCCGCTACTCCGGCGAAGTCAGCGTGCGCGATACCCGGTACAATCTGCACGAGAGCTGGGCACTGGGAGGCTGAAGATCAAAGTCACCGATCAATTGAGCGAAGTGCTGATTCGGTGCCAGGACGAAATTTCATTTTGCGCAAGTTTTGCGCGACGCCGCCCATAAAAAAATCCAGTCACCGCAAAGTGACTGGATTTTTTAGGGATTTTTGGTCGGGACGGAGTGATTCGAACACTCGACCCCTTGCACCCCATGCGTGCGGGGAAACAGAAAAGCCTTGATTTACAGGGCCTTGAGCGGGCGCTCGCTGCAAACGGTGCCGCACTGTGTCAGACCAGATTTTACGTTCCCCCGAAAATCTCCCCACGGGCTCCGACCCGCATCCGGCGTTCTGCCGACCGTTACCCTTCCTCTATGTGGCTACCCACAGGTGTGCTGTCGATGAGCAGACTAGTGGAGAGGTGGCAGTTCCTTGCCGCGCGCCTTCGCCGCAACTCGAAGCTGATAGTCGGATACAGCCTGGAACAGCGACTCAGCCAAAAGACGCAGGCGCTCGACCTCTGCAGCGGGTAACCCTGCAGCCTCGGCTTCGTGATACTTCCGCATGGCATCGATGGCCTGTTTGATCAGCGGCTCACCCGCCTCTAACAGTCCTATGAAAGTGCGTTTGTCCACTGCCCTGCTCCGATTACTTGTCAGAGCATTATAGGGCGCTAATGCAGGCGATGATTTGATCAGAAGATCTGTAACGGAGCTATTGCAAGCGCCCGTCTCGGGCAGAAAAGCTCGGTACGATCGGCGGACGGTACCAGGACAAAAGGTTAGAGAATGGGTATTGATACGCGGAAAACCGTACCCTGCTCCCAGGTCGACTCCACATCTATCTTTCCGTTATGCCCGGCCACGATTTGAGCGGCTATGAATAGTCCCAAGCCCAAGCCAACCGTCTCCCCTCGCTTGTCATCCGAGTAGCTGGAGTAACGTCCTTCGGGGCTAAAAAGAATAGGTATTGCCTCGGGGGAAATCGGCTCGCCGAAATTCAACACCGAGAAGAAAACTGAGGTTCTATCTCTCTTCAGGGTGACATGGATAGGTTTTTGCAGATCACCATGTCGCACCGCATTGCCCATTAGATTAGAGAAAACCTGAGCCATCCGTGCTGCATCAAACTGGCCGACGACTTTTTCAGTGTCATTGAACACAATCTGTGCTTGCGGATGGCCGGCGCGGACTTCGTCGACAGTGCCTTGGCATATGAAATGCAAGTCCGCGGTCTCTCGCTTAACCGGAACTCCTGTTCCAAGGTTACAGCGCGCCAGGTCGAGCAAGTCGTTTACCATGCGACTAGCGTGTTGACCACTGCTTGCGACTTGGGTTGCTATTGATTTTTCGCGATTACCTAACTGTTTGGATCTGAGCAACAGATCGGCGCCCATAGTGACTGCGCTCAACGGTGAGCGTAGGTCGTGCCCCAAAATGGCCAAAACCATTTTCCTGGTCGACTCTACAGCTTCTCCATAGGACGCGATCGACTCGACAAGCGCTTGATCAATCGCCTCATTGAATCGCACCAAATCATCAATCTGATGGGTAGCCACCTGCCATTCTTGCTCCAACCACAGCCTGATTACGCTCGACCGGAGTGCACGGTATTCGGATACCACCTGATCTAGGGTGAATCCAGCCATCAATCGGGTAATCCCGTGCCTTTGAGCAGGCGTCTCGTCTACGCTGGCGGGCCCGTAACCATGAGACTTTCGAATTTGCTGCTGTACTGTTTGAGCGGTACGCATATCGAGCGCAATCCTTCTCAAGATTTGCTCAGCATGATTGCGCAGGCCCCGAGAATCCAGTGCAGGCATTGGGGTGTCCACAGAGCCAGCGAAGTCCTCCCATCCCTGAAGGATAGGCTCCATATGATCAAGGATGAATTTTGATAGTCGCATGCCGATCCCGGTAAGCATCCAACCTGAGACAATAAACCCAGCCTAGTCGAATGGCAAAAAGCTCGGGTGACGGTCTGACCAAAGAACTGTAACGGCTGCTTTCGCCCCATAGCGGACCTCTGTAAACGAAGCGGCTTCGCGGCCCATCGTCGGCAAGCGCGGCTCCCATAGGTCCAGCGCATGCTTGAAGACTGCTGATACTCTTGCCCGCGATGAGGCCGGTACTGACCAGAGCTTTGGAACGCTGCCTCCTCTGAGGTGGTAGGGGGCGGCCTTGGATGGCAGGCACTCCACATAGCAGACCACCAAGGTAGCGGACAGACGCTTTTGTGAACCGAAGGAAGTTTTGCTATAACAGCCGGCCATCTCAAAGGAATGAACTTTATGACAACCAAATCTGTAATTTTTCTCACCGCTGCGCTTGCTTCAGGTTTCACCATGGCGGCCGGTGTGCCTGATTATTCAGTGTCAGAAGAGCATTGCACTCCTGAGTACTGGGAGAAGCTACCAGATGGCAAGAAGACGGAAGACCTAATCGATAAGTGCGATGATCTGGAGCCATCCGAGAACGGCGGTTCTGGGCAAAAAGCCCGCTGAGCGCGATCCGAAGAATAAGGAGCCCGTAGGCTCCTTATTGGCGATGTGGCTTGTCAGGCTAGATTCTCAGAAATTGTCTTCTGGGCTTTTCTTGAATTCCCATTCGGTCATCTTCTTCGCGGCCAGGAAACTCTTGCAATTTGCGATGAACTCGTTACGGTTCGATTCTTTCGATAAGCTCGCCAGATTCATTTCGTACATCTTCGGAGCACAGTTGTCTGCTGTCGGCTCGGGCACTTTTTCCTCTGAGCAAGCTGCCAAAATCATGGCCAATCCCATGGCTGCACCCAGCCGAGCCAATTTGATATCCATATTGTGATCCTTAGGTCATTGCGTTTAGCTTGGTGGTGGGCTCCCTCGAGCCCGGCGGTAGCCTAAAGCGTGGGGACGTGAAACTCCAGCTTCGACCATTTCTCTCGCCATACACCAACGGCCGTTTTGGGTCGAAGGCTCTCAGTCGCGACCGGCCGCTAACGACCCATACCGGTCATTCATGAGGGACACGAACCTGAGGGTGCAAGCCGAATGCCCAGGAGGTACTGGTCAACACGATTCCATAATGTTCAGCACACCATATGAATAGCCATCGCATTTGGATGGATCTCGATTAATGTAGATATAGATACATTTTTTGTTGAGCCATCTACATGACTGAATGGTTACTATTGATCCTTGGTCTGCCAACGGCGAACGCTACCGAGCGTATGCGCGCCTGGAGAACCCTGAAGGCCTCTGGTGCAGCTGTGCTGCGGGATTGTGTGTACCTGTTACCGGAAAAAAGCGTGGGCCGCGCAACGTTCGAAGCCGTGGAGCGAGATGTGCTGGCTATCAACGGCACGGCATTTCTGCTATCGCTGCCTGAGCGCGAGGAGCGCTTCAGCGGGCTATTCGACAGAAGCGATGAGTACGCGAAGCTGATGGGGGAAATTGCAGGCTGCCGAGCTGACCTCTCCCCAGATAATGCGCTGCAGACAGCCCGGCAGGTGCGCAAGCTCAGGAAGGCCTTCGGCCAGTTGGCGGCGATCGACTTCTTCCCAGGCGTGCTCAAGAACCAAGCCGAATCGGCCCTGCAGGAGCTTGAGACCGCGATTAGCCGTGCACTATCCTCCGATGAACCGAGTGCGCACGATGAGGCCATCAACCAGCTGGAGCGCAGCGAATACCAAGGTCGCCGGTGGGCAACACGCAAACGCCCGTGGGTGGATCGGTTGGCATGTGCCTGGCTGATCCGTCACTTCATCGATGCCGACGCCCGATTCATTTGGCTGGACAGTCCCAGCGACTGCCCAAGCGATGCGCTCGGCTTTGATTTTGACGGGGCCAGGTTCAGCCACGTTGGCCAGCGGGTTTCTTTCGAAACCCTCATCGAGAGCTTTGACGTTCAGCAACCAGGCCTGACACGCCTGGCAGGCGTCATCCACTACCTGGATGTAGGGGGCAATCAACCTTCCGAGGCACCGGGTATCGAGCGTGTCCTCGCCGGCTTAAGAGAGAGCATTGGCGATGACGATCAACTGACAATGGTCGCCGGAGGCATCTTCGATGGCCTGCTGACGGCTTTCGCAAGTGAAGAAGCCCAAAATGGTTGATACCACCTCCTCAGTGAACGCGCAGCCGCCATCGCAAGCGACTCAGCATCCGGTTGGCCTCTATGAAGCCTTCCTGTTCTGGCTCAAGTTAGGCTTCATCAGCTTTGGCGGGCCCGCCGGGCAGATCTCGATCATGCACCAGGAACTGGTTGAGCGCCGGCGATGGATTAGCGAGAAGCGATTTCTGCACGCGCTGAACTACTGCATGTTGCTGCCTGGCCCTGAGGCTCAGCAGCTAGCCACCTACATCGGTTGGCTCATGCACCGCACCTGGGGCGGGGTTATTGCCGGCGCATTGTTCGTGCTGCCTTCGCTGTTCATCCTGATTGGTTTGTCCTGGGTCTACGTCGCCTTTGGCGAGGTACCGATAGTCGCGGGGATCTTCTATGGCATCAAGCCGGCGGTCACGGCCATTGTCGTCCACGCAGCCCATCGGATTGGCTCGCGAGCCCTGAAGAATGGCTGGTTGTGGGCCATGGCCGGTGCTTCGTTCGTGGCCATCTTCGCCCTCAACGTGCCGTTTCCGCTGATCGTGCTGGTGGCCGCCATCATTGGCTATGCGGGTGGTCGCCTCGCCCCAACCACATTCGTTATCGGTGGCGGTCATGGGGGAACGAAGAACAGCTATGGCCTTGCACTGATCGATGACGATACTCCAACACCTGAACACGCCCGATTCAGGTTGGGGCATCTGGTACGTCTGCTGCTGATAGGTGCCGCGCTCTGGATCCTGCCCATGGGGCTATTGACGCTGTCATTTGGCTGGGACGGAACCCTCACGCAAATGGGCTGGTTCTTCACCAAGGCCGCACTGATGACATTTGGCGGTGCATACGCTGTGCTGCCCTATGTCTACCAGGGCGCTGTCGGGCACTACGGCTGGTTGTCTCCGCCCCAGATGATCGATGGCCTCGCCTTGGGAGAAACCACGCCAGGGCCGCTGATCATGGTGGTTGCCTTCGTCGGCTTCGTCGGTGGCTACGTGTCTCCAATGTTCGGTGCGGAACACCCTTTCCTTGCTGGCGCAGTCGCCGCGAGCCTCGTTACCTGGTTCACTTTCCTGCCTTCGTTCATCTTCATCCTTGCCGGTGGCCCGTTGGTGGAGTCGACTCACAACGAGATGAAATTCACCGCACCGCTGACGGGCATCACCGCCGCTGTGGTAGGGGTGATCCTGAACCTCGCCATGTTCTTCGGCTACCACGTGCTTTGGCCAGAGGGCTTCAGTGGGGCGTTTGACTGGCCTTCAGCGGTGATCGCGGTAGCTGCAACAATTGCACTGTTCGGCTTCAAGCGGGGTGTGATCCAGGTTCTACTCGCTTGCGCCCTGGCAGGCCTGGCAGTCCACATGTTGCGTGTTTGATATCAGTTGCCGGCCGGATTTTCATGACTCATCGCCTGCTGGCACCTTGTTTTCCATTGATGGGAAAATGAGCTCGGACGGACTATCTATATTGGGTCGAAAGCGGCCAATCGCTCGTTTACCTCCGCAGGCGCCAGCTATCTTCAGCGTCGCGATGGGCCTGAGTCGACCCACCTACAAGCAACGATGCCCATGCCAAGCACGACACTGCTCACAAGTGTCTACCAGAACTTATTAGAAAAAAAGCCCAGCATAGGCTGGGCTCTTAGGAGTGCTAAGGTCGGTACCGCATCGAAGCTGTCAAATCATCGATCATTCTTTGAAGAGGATCCGACGGCGTTGGATAGACCTCTGGAGTTGTGATCACCTGGAGTGGTCCGTGAGATGGCAGTGGATTTGGCCAAACCGCGAGTGTCTTTGGAGTGAGCGATACCCGAGGTGGTAGTTCCGTGACCATTGTCACTGTTGCGCGAGCTCCCGTAATGGTTGCCGCTTACACCATGATCGCGTGTGGCCTTGCCAGCGTGATCGCTCCCAGCGTTCTTCCCATTTCCGCTGTTCCCTCCCATACCACCGCCATGTCCGCTGCCACCACCACCACCACCACCACCACCACCACCACCACCTTTGGCATAGGCGGAACCAATAGGTGAGATATCTGCGGGCACGAATGCAGTGATCCCGAGTGCCAATGCACAAGCAAAGACAGCAACCAAGGGTTTTCTCATTTCTATTCGCCTCCAGAGGCGCGCCGGGGGAGCTAAAGTGCAAATCTGACCGAGAACAGGCGTTTAAGTTCTTGATTCCCGACAGAATGCTGACAGCCTCAGGAGCATTGCCTTCGCGAGTAGGTTGACTAGTCTGTAGTTGGATAAATGAAAAGAGGAATGTGCAACATGAGAAGGAAGTTGAATGTCGCTGCGGCGCTTTCTCTGACACTGGTTGTAAGCCCTATGTTGCTGGCAGACCCCGGAAAGGGGAAAGGCCACGACAAGGGAGGTGAACACGCAAACCAAGGGCATCAGGGCAACAACAACGACTGGCACAATGGGCCGTCCGTCGACTTGGGCAGGGTGCGCGTCATCCTCTATGACAATCGTGATTACTGGAGTCCAGGCTCTTCCTTACCGCCAGGTATCCAGAAGAATCTGGCACGCGGTAAGCCTCTCCCGCCCGGGATCGCCAAAAAGCTAGACAGCAGATTAATCGGACGACTTCCTCAATACGATGGCTATGAGTGGCAACAAGCCGGAACTGACCTGCTCCTTGTAGCTATTACCTCAGGTCTAATCTATGAGGTGCTCCATAACGTTCTGGACTAATTCCACTAGCCTTAAAAGCTCATGAGTTGCACTGGCCGGAGAGAGGAGCCGTCGGAGGGCTCCTGATCATTAGAGGCGAAGATTTACGCTGCCCGGTACTCAACGGTGAGATGAGTAACCTCGTGTACTGGTTTCAGTGCGGCCCGCACATCATCAGCGGAAAGCTCCGATGATCCATGGACACTCACGATGGCCGCTCTCGCTTCCGGCCCGACTCGCCATACATGCAGGTCTGTGATCTTACGCTATGCCCGAGCGTCTTCTATGGATCGAAAGCAGTCATTTCGTTAGTCTTCAGCCAGAGGGTCGAATAGGCTGGACTTCATTAAGAGCGTCGTACTCACGCTCGCACTGCTGGCCGTCTATTCGGGCAGGGCAAAGCGCTCCTATTCGAGTATCTGATCGATCCTTTCGCCACCCGAGCGGAGTCGGTTGGGGAGCACCTTTAATCCTTTATCACTTGAAGAGCATCCTTTTTGCCGCCAGGACGGCAGCAGCCCCGGCGAGTCCTATTGGCCCGCCAATGATGGTCGCTGCGCCAATGACTGCAGCGCTAGTCATTGCTTCCTTCCCCGCAACCTTTACCGCCGCCTTAATTGGCTCATCCGATTGCGAGGCAGCAGTTATGACGGCCGCGATGCCTGGGACAAAAATGGTCCCAGGAATACCAGCGGCGCTGAGTACGTTTCTTATTTGCTGACTAGTTGAAACTCCGTAGATGCACCAACTCACAAAATGCTCGCAATTGTTAGTGACAAGGTTGTAGGAGTTCTCCCCCAAGCGAGTATATCCCCGGGCAATTCGCTCTTCGGCATCGTAAACAGCGGCAGGGTGAGACAAAACAGTCGCGGGCTTTCCCCCGCTGAACCGATCCAAGCTGACTCTGCAGATTGGCCCCGAAACACTGTCTCCAAAGCCTGAATAGTGAAGGACCTCACCACACCCGATGTAAATACCATGATGCGTGTAACCTGTCCGCAAGCTGACGAGATGGTCTCCTCGACGCATTTAAATGCTCCTCAAAAAACGGAGAATAGATAATGTCATCGTGCCACCCTCAGTAGCAATGGGGCCGCATGTTATCCCGGGTCCCTGAACGCTCTGCTATTCGTGATCCTACGATGTATGGCTTCGCATGCCATTCCTGCTATTCGACTTCGCTCAAGCGCTTTCGCGAGATCTCCCGCCATTCGGTCAGACTCTTCAAGCAATCCCCCGAGCACCACGACGGCAGAGGTTCCTGCCTGGCGCTGCTGGGCAGCGATGGCACCGCAGGTTGCTGTTCTGCCGTCGCGCAGTCGATCGATTTCCCTGCGCAGCCCGCCAGCAGCAGACTCAGCAGCAGCGGCGCGGCCTTCAGCCAACTCCAATTTCTGTCGTGCACTCTCGCCCTCCTCGTCCGCCACGGATTGGCGGCGTTGTTCTTCGGTTCTGGCCTTGGCCGCGGCGCGCCGATCCCGTTCGGCGATCTCCAGGCGGTAGTCGGCAAGATCACTGCGGGCAGCGACTACGTCGCCCTGCGCGACGACGACCCGGTACTGCTGCCCGCCGGAAACTAGCACCAGGACGATCATCCACCAGCACCAAGCCGGTACCGCACTCAGCCAGTTCACACCAGCACCCGCAGAGCCAGATCATAGAGCGCCTTCCGCTCGGCGGACCCATGGGGCACCCGCCCTGGCTGCCCGGTGTTGATGACACTGCCGATATCCTGGATGCGGCCGGCGTCGGCCAGCTCGTTCAGCCCGCGCTTCGCCCACCACCAGGCGGCGGACTGGGCGGCGTGCTCGGCCTGCTCGAGAAGCTCAGGCTCACTTTCCAGCGGAAGGCCCAGGCCGCCGCCCGCCTCTCGATAGTTGCTGCGGCCGGTGACCTGCAGCAGGCCGCGCCCGCGGTACCGCCATCCATCACCGGAGGCCTCAGGGCCGTTGCCCATTCGGCCGCCGTAGGCCTTGTTGGCGATCTTCTCCGGCTGCCGGGCATATGCGCCGGCGTTCTGCGCGGTGAACCGAGTGGGCCAGGTGCGTACTAAGGCGTCGGCGCTGTAGTTCAGGTTCTCGACCAGGTTGCGCAGTTGGCCGGACTCATGACCGACCTGGGCCAGGAACGCGGCTTGGCGCACCCGACTATCGATCTTGTAGCGCGCCATCGCCCGGTTTCTCGCGCAACTGTTTCACGAACTGCTGGTAGACGAACTTGAACCCCTCGGGGGTGGTGGTCACGTCCACGCCGTTCTTCAGTCCGGTCACGTTGTAGCGCATCCGGGCGATGATCTTGCGCCAGGCATGCTCAGCTTTCAGCGCGGGCAGAACGTCGAGCTCATCGACCAGGGCGTGCCCGATCTTGAAGCCGACGATGGTCTGCGGCTTCTCCATCGAGCGGCAGATGGTTGTGCTTCGATACTGGCCGCCGCTGTAGAACTCGACCTCCTTGTCGCTCTCCTTCGTCTTAACCTTCAGGCCCCAGTCGAAGGCGACCTCCTCGATGGTCGGGAAGAAGATGTCGCGGATCTGCGGGTAGGTCGGGGCGAAATAGCCGGAGTCGATCCGGGGCCACTCCCACACGTGCTTGCACAATGCCGCGCAGCCCACCCAGGTCTTGCCGGAGCCGAACCCGGCCACGAAGCCGCGGAACTTGTTCTCCATGCGCAGGAAGTTGGCCTGAGGCACGTTAAGCGACGGCATCAGGCTTCCTCGCATCCACCACGTCTACCTGCACCCGAGTGGGCGGCACGTTGTCGTGGGGGTTCTCGTTCTTGGTCTGGCGATTCACGTAGACGTCGCCGACCTCTTTGGCCGCCTGCTCCAGCAGCTGGGCAGTCAGGGCCATGTTCTTCATGCTCTCGGCCTTCTCGGCCATCCTGCCGAGGGCGCGGAGGCGGAAGGCACGATGCGCGATGGGAATGTCGGCCGTTTCGGCAGTGAACCGCTCACGACAGGTATGGAACAGGTCAGCCCAGCGCTTGGCCAGGCCGCGACCGGCGTACTTCGTGGGGTCGTGCCCCTCGCACGTCTGCCGGCTCACATCCAGGCCGAATTCCTTCTTGACAGCCTCCGCCACCTGAGAAGGCGTATCGAAGCAGGCCAGAGCCTGAACAATGAAGGCTTTGACCTCGCTTCGTAGTGCTGCCATATGGTTGTCATCCGTCAGGACCCGTCAAAATCAGGCCGACTTGAGCAGGCAGGTTCCGCAGGCCCTCGAAATGTTGATCTTGGCCACCTCAGGCGGCCGGCTTGCAGCATCGATCAGATGCTGTACGTCGTGGCTCGGGCCATACCGGCGAACCACTCCTACGAACTCTTCGACGTCGTGCCCGCGCATCTCAAGCTTGGGCATGCCTTCATCGGTGAATGCCGGGGCGCCATACTTATCGAGCTTGTGCCCGATGTGGTAAAGCTCATGTTCTATGAGGGCGCAGAACTCAGCCTCACTGCACTGAGCGCAGTAGTCACCGGCCAGGGTGATGAGAAACTCCGGATCATGCCCGAACCAGTCGCGCATCTGCTGCTCTTGCCGAGCCTTCTGCCAACCACCGGCGCGGATCATCAGCTGCTCGGCCTGGCCAAGCACTGTGCGCCCCTTCTTCGGGAATGCTGAGGACGCCCACAGCACGCCGACATTTGCGTCGATGAGGTGGGCGTGCTCTTCGTTTTGGATGCTGCCAGTGGTAGCGAGGATCTCTTGCTGTATCCATTCCCACACATCTGGAGCCGGCCGAAGGATCAGCCAGGGCGACTCAAGCAGATCGGCGGGCGGCATTGGTCTGCTCAAAAGGATCACCAGAGACTTGAATTGGTAATGCCCAACCAGTATTGGTTATAGGAGATACAAACGAGGCTCCGATATGCAGGACCGGTTCATCGTCGTCAATTCCAGACCACTGGAAGGTATAAGGCCGCGTAACACTTCCGCACCACCGCACTGGAAAGTGCGGGGCTATCGAATACTGGATACGTGGAATGACAAAAGGCTGCCAGAGCTCTACCTGAGCCGAGTTGAGGCCCAGGCGGATTGCGATAGAAAAAACGGCAAATAGGTATGCGCGCCACGAAATCGCACTTGCTGGATTTGTGGCGCGCCTACTTAGCCTGGAACACATGCCCACGCCGGGCCACCGCATAGAGCACGACGCCCAATTTCATGACCACGCCGTACAGGGTGGGCACGTGGCCGCTCATGGCCAGTACGAACGAACCAAACGCGCCGATAGCGACCAGGTAGAACGCAGCAGCCAGCAGTGGCTGGTCGTTTGGCCGTATGCGCCGCAGGTAGTCGCAGGCTGCGATTACCACCAGCACGCTCAGGAATGCATTTGAGCCGATCAGGACTTGAATCAGGGTAGAGCTCATCAGGTAGCCCCCTTGGCTCCGAACTGACTCACCACCGACTTCAGGACTGGGATGATGTTCATTGCCAGTAGGCCTATGAGGAAGGCCACGCCGTATTGGGTTTCTCCGCTTGTGCCAAGACCGAAGTAGCTGATGGCGAGCGGGGTGCAGAAGATTGCGGATGCGAAGCCGGTGAAGAAGGCGGCAACAGCCTGGCCCCGGGTGAGACCACGCAGAAAGGTCAGCGAGAGGATCGCTCCTGCGAAGCCGCCTATGATCACGCCGTACTTCACCAGCAGGACGCCGGCGGTCGTGCTTGCTGGTTCTGGCATTGGATATCCCTGGAAATGCGGGGCCTCTTGAGGGCCTTTTCGGGAAACAAAAAACCCGGCGCTAGGCCGGGTTCAGAGAGATGTTTGCCAAAGGCAAAATTATCAGGATGGCGAAATAGTGCCACCAGCCGGACAATTCCGTCAAGCGGCAGATTTCATGATTTTTATAACCGATGAAACTGGCACCAGTGCAGCCTTGTCGAGGTCGTTGCAAGCGTCGAAGCATGCCTGAATGAAGCCCTCCCATTCCCTGGTCCATTGCTCCGATGAAAGCTCCAGGCCCAGCACATGCTGAAGCCATGCGCGGAACCCCTCCGGCGTCGGGCATGGATCAATCCCTTCGCTCTGGCCGCCCTGGTGCATGCGGCGGTACCGGTGCAGCACGCCCTGGGCGACCATCCGGGCCTTCTCGAACTTCTTGGCGTACATCCGCGGCCCAGCGGCATAGGCAATGCGGAACATCGCGTCGTGCGCCTCCTCTGCGTCGTCAGCGGTGGCCAGCGGGCTGTACATGTGGTTGCCGAATGCCTTGAGGTGGGCCGGCAGCGTGTCGATCGCCCGTTGGATGTGGGCGGCGACTGCCTGGTGCGCCTGGTGGCCGGCCTTCCGCTGCTTGTCCGTCTTCTGGATCATGCGGCCGAGCAGCCCCATTTCCTGCATCACCGCACCCTGGCTGTCCCGCGGAATGTAGAGAGCGTCGTGCCACGCCTTCCTTGCGCTGCTCAGTTGCATGGGCCGACCTCCTCGCGCTTGCGCTTGGCCTTGACGGCGGCTCCACGTGCGAGCGCATACCCGCCGAAGATGACCATGGCCAGGATTAGCAGCTGGCCGCTGTCGGTTGGTGTCCAGTTCATGCTGCTGCCCTCCGTAGATCTTTGAGTTTCTGCCTGTACTGGGCCTTGATGGCCTGCAGGTCTTCGATGGTCAGGCGCTGGGGCTTATGAGGCCCTTCGAGCCAGTCCACTTGGTCGGCGCCGATGCGCCTCATCAGCCGGATCCGGTACTCGACGGCATTCCCCGACAGATTCCGATTGCACTTCACGCACTGGCGGTGGACGTTGAGTGGTTCGAATCGCAGCTCAGGGCAGGCACCCACCGACCGGTAATGACCGGCGTCCCAGCGGCTCCCGGTGATGAGATCGTGATCGCTCGGCCGCGAGTCGCAGCTGATGCATGGCAGGCCGGCGTCTCGCTCGCGGATGTAGGCGTTGAACGCGGTCTGCGCCTCTGCCATGTGCTCGCGACGGGTCTTCAGTTTCTCCCGGCGCTCCTTCAAGTCCTTACGGGCCTGCTTGGTGATGGCTCTGGCTGCGACCTTCTGCAACTTTGGGTCCTTGGCCATGGCCATCGCGCAGGCATGGCTGCATACTTTCTGCGTGGTCATGGCCGGCTTGAAGCGCTGACCGCACCCTGGTGCCTGGCACTTTTTCGGCTTGATCTCCTTGGCAAGCATCAGTACCGCCCTCCCCACCGATCCGGCTCAGTCCAGCGCACACCATGCTCGGCGCCGAAGGCATGCATCACTTCGAACAGGTCGCTGAACCACTTTTGCGACTGCTTGCGGGTCGGGACGCCCAGGACGACGAATCCGCCGTCGATACCAGGCACCGCGTCCTGCTTCTGCACCGCCGCACTGAAGATGTGTTTCCAGTCCTCGTCGGTGAGCTTGCGGCCGTACCACTCCACCTGCTGGGAGACGTCACGGAGCATGGCCCACATCTTCCGGTTGCAGACGTCCGGGCGCTGCTCGTCCTTGATGACGATGACCTTGGGCTTGGTCAAGTCGATACCGTGCAGGGCGCCGTATACCCGATTGAGGTCCTGAGAACTTCGGATGGAGAACTCAGCCATGCCTCACCTCTTGCTCGAAACTTTCCAGGTTTATAAAATTTGATGGACCGGCCTCAAGCCTGCAGAAACCTTGCGGAAGTGTGTCTGTGTGGGTGAGAGGCCGATCACTTTTCATGGCTAAGGCTATTCTCTTCACACCCCCTCCCCGGCCGGCTGCCCGGCGCGCTTGATGTTCAACTTGGCCAGCAGATGTGCACGGCACGCGGCAGCGCTCGACGGGATCTGCTGCAGGTCCAGCAGTCGGGCCTGGCGCTGGCTGGCGAACTCGTCGGCCAGCTCGGCCACGCTCTTTTGGCTGTCGTGGCCGATGCCGGTGGCGATGTCGCCCAGAGGCTCGCCGGCGACCAGCATGCGGATCGTGATGTCGTAGGCCCGGGCGAAGACCTTCTCGGCCCGCTCCACCTCCATCGACCCCAGGTTCTGCGCCTCGCACTGCAGGGCCGCGTGGCGCACAGCTAGGTGCGACCAGGTGCGGGAACCTGCCCTACTGGGGTGGAAGTTCTCCAACACCTCAGCCAAGGCCCGCGCAAGCGGCGGAATGCCCATCTCCTCCGGAGTCGGCTGGCACAGCTTGATGAACGTGCCGCTGCTCGGCGCAAAGTCCTTGCCCAGCACCCGGCACTTCTGGATGCCGAAGCGGATCTGCTCGAGCGTGTTGATGCCCGCGGCAACAAAGGACTTGATCCAACTGCGCTTGGCCGCCTTCAGCGCTTCGTCGTCTGGCCAGGCCTGCTTCCACGCGGGGAAGATCGCCTGCAGCTCTTTGAACAGAGCGTTGACCACTTCGGCGGTGCCTGGGTCCAGCTGCTTGGCCTGGGCCAGCACATCGGCTGGCAGGTTGCGGGCCGAGGCCATGATCTGGGTGACGCTCTTCGGGGCGATTGGCTTGCTCATAACGCCCCCAGGTCATCAGCCCAGCTGGTGTCGTCGAAGTCAGGGCCGTTGCCCTGGCGGCGAGGCGGGAACTGGTGGACGTTGCCCGCTGGCGGCATCTCGTCATCCCAGCGCTTGCCGTTGAGCCAGGTGGCCGGATGCGGGATGAACTGGCCGCCATCCTTGGTCCAGTCGGCCGACACAGTCCAGGCGGCCAGCGCGATCGCCATGCGGTCGAACAGGGCTGCGTCGACCTTGAGCTTGGCCCAGGCTTTCTCGGCATTGGCCTTGCCGACCTTGCGCGGGTAGAGCTTCCAGAACTTCGCGAACAGCTCGGCCGGTGATTCGCTCGACGGAGTGAGGGAATCAGGAATCAGGTTAAGGGAATCAAGAGAGAGGGAATCAGCAGGGAAAGAACCATGCTTGTCTGGTGCTTGTCCGGTGCTAGCACCATGCTCGCCCTGAACAGATGGTTGCTCGCCCTCTGCAGGTATGGTGCTGGCAGCTTCCTTTACGTGGGGATTCTGGTGCTTTGACCAATTCACCACCTGGATCGCCTTCACGCCGCAGGCCTCGTAACGACGAATGAACCCCTTCTCAGCCAGCGAATCGAGCATGCCCTCGATGTCGACGTTGTCAGCCGGGAACAGCGCCATCTTCAGGCGTTTCGGGCGATCTTCGAGCCGGCCCTCGCGATCAGCTTCGGTCCACATACCGATGAACAACAGTCGAGTGGCAAAGTCCAGGTCTGCCAGGTCTTCGTTAGAGAAGAACCCTGGCTTGATGTTTCTTGAGCGGGCCATCATTCTACCTCCAGGTTGTACTGCGCCCACAGGCCAGCCACCCATGTGACTCCCTTGGGGGTGAATTTGGCTTGGTTGAACGCGTGACCGCTTTCGCTGGTACCGGTCTTGATGTCGAACCGGCCCGCATCGATGTGCTGCTGGTAGGCCTGCCACTCGCCGCCCATGCGGTACATCACCTTCTTGTCGAGGAGGAACTCGCGGAAGCGGGCCTCATTGGCCCTCAGCAGCTTGGCGGTTTGGCGGAAGCCCTTGAGGCCAGTGGCATCAACATACCGGTCGACGAACTCCACCTTAGGGGCTGCTACAGCCAGGGCCTGCTGGGCAACCTGCCGTTGCTCGTACTGTTCAGCCCAAGCGCGCGCAGCGGCTGCAGGATTGGAGAAATCGGGCAGCGTGGCAATAACCCGCCCAGAACCCTCTTCCAGTTCACGCCAGCGCTTGATGACGGCCATGCGCATCGCGGCGCTGTAGCCGGTCAGCAGGCAGTCGGTGTGCTCACGGTCCAGCAGATACTCGCTCTGCTTGCGGTTCATGCCATCAAAGTAGATACCCTGAAAATTCAGGACATCTTCCTTTAGGTCGGCAAGCATATTGCGGATGTCCGCCTTCACATTGTCGTGACGCTTGCCGGTCAGCTCCGCGATCTCGCGGGAAGACATCGTGCGCGCCACAGAAGCGTGGTTCGCATTTTGTGGCGCGGCCCATGAGAGGGCCTGTACACTTTGGGTCTGCATATGCATAATTCCCTTCACAAGTTGTGTATTGCAGAGAGCCGGGCCGCGAACCCGGCTTTTTTATCTCTGCGATTTGGCGTCCCTTATGAGGGACTGGCGCCTGGGTCCCTAATTAGGGATCAGGCGCTTACCTTGGCGCCGCCAATGGCACCACGTTGTTGCTCTGGGGTTTCCCCCGCTGTGCGAGGAAGTCCGTAGCCTTCTTCAAGATCTGCTCGGCCAGATCGTCGGTGCTTACACCAACCTCTTCCGCCCAAGCCTCCAAGTCCGCGAAGTCATTCCTACGGAATCGGGCGATCTCCACGTCGTGCAGTACTGCTTCGTTTGCAGATGGCATTGGTCCTCTCCCGACCTATTCAGGCCCTGGCCTTCTTCTCGCTGATCAGCGGCAGATGGCCGTGCTCTTTCTTGAACGCCAGCGCGGCTAGGATGATCTGCCGGGCCAGTACGCTGTGCTGCGCCTTAAGCTCCAGGGCGTACCCCTTTAACTCGTTGAAATCCTCGTCATCCAGACGGACCTTGACCTGATGGTCGTGGCGGTGAGCTTTGTGTCATAGGCCATCAGGTGTTCCCCTGGTTGCTACGTGTCTGGATGAGGGCCTGTTCAGGCCTTTCTGTGAAACGGCGTTACTACCCCCCGCGGGCTGCGGGGTTTGGTTCGGTTGGCCAGCTCTCGACGGATCAGCTCGGCTGCGAGTGCCTCAGGGCTAATGCCCCGTCTCGTCGCCTCTCGCTCCAGCTGCTCCATGAGTCCCTGGTCCAATCCGATTTCTTCAATCGGCATTGGGGCCTCCTACGGGCCTTCAGGCCACGTGCTGATCGCCGGTATTCTCCGAAGCTAGGGCGGCCAGCTGCGCTTCAAGTAATTCGCGGCAAAGCACTGCGCGTTGCGTGCGATGAAACTTCGCCAGAGCCTGGATCAGCTCGAACGTGTCCTCATCGACCCGGACCTTGATCTCGCGGTCATGCAGGTGATTTCGGTTGGCGTACATGCGGGAGTAGCTCCTTGCGGCTATGGAATTGGTTAGGCGGCTGCTTTGGCTGGCGGGAAGGCATCATCCAGAACGCAATTGGCGCCCAGATGGTTCAGCGCTTCTACGATCTGGCGCGCCTCTTGAAGGCCTGGATTTCTCAGGCCTGATTCGTAATTGGCCAGGCGGGACTGATTCCAGCCGAGCTGACGGCGCAGTGCTGCCTGGGTAACGCCAGCCCTTTCGCGAATCATTCGGACTTGGTTCATACGGTCTTCCTCCATTAATGAACGAAGGATAAACACGCATCGTGTTAATTGCAATCACAATAAGTGAAAGCCTGGTATTTCGTTTCGTGATGAAATCCCGCGCATGAATGAATCACTGAGTCAGCGCATTAAGCGCTTGAGAAAAGCGACCGGGATGTCACAGGCGCAGCTTGCAGATGCCTGCGGCTGGAAATCGCAGTCGCGTGTAGGGAACTACGAAGCCGGCACGCGAGAGCCCACGCTGGCCGACATTGCTTCCATTGCTTCCGCACTTGGCGTGGATCAGTCCGAGCTGCTGCTCAACTCCCCTCAATCGGAGAATCCGAGCACTCCTATGCGAAGCACTGCGGACCTGGTTAAGCAGATGCTCGCCAAGAGTGGTAAGGGTATCCCTGAGGAGGCACGGAAGCGGCTGCTCGCGGCTGCGGAAGAGCCGGCCCCTTCGAATGTGATTGCTACTGAGTTCCAGCGCCCAGGCCTAATTGGCGATGAGGTGTGGATTGCCCACTACGACGTACGGGCAGCAATGGGTGGCGGCCAGATCGCCCATGACTTCCCCGAGATGCTCAAAGACGTTCGGGTGAGCCCAAGTCACCTTCGCGAACTAGGCGTTGAGTTCGAGGAGCATTACCACCTGAAGATGGTCACGGGCTGGGGGCAGTCGATGGAGCCCACCATCAAGCACCGTGACCCGCTGATCGTGAACATCCACATACGCGAGTTCGTGGGTGACGGGATCTACCTATTCCATTGGGATGACCACCTCTACATCAAGCGCCTGCAGGTTGCCGATGAGGAGCATTTCGAGATGATCTCTGACAACACAAGGCACAAGGATCGGCTGATCCGAAGGGATATGACCTATATCCAGGCCCGCGTACTGCTGGTGTGGAATGCGCATTTGGTCTAAGGGCTTGCATTCTGCTGTGACTCGCCCAATATCATCAGACTTATGAGACGTAACGGAATGGATGCGCCAGGAGATACCATGGAAACCGCTGCTAAACTGCCTGTGAGACTCGGAAAGTCGCCCCTTGTGGAGGCGCTCTTCGAGCTTCGTTTTACATCCCATCTACCGGCGGCGAGCATTCTGTCTGGACTGCTTTATACTAGTTTGAAATGCTCGGAAATAGTGAGGCTTCCTCATGCTGACATTCCGGATCAAATTCGACAGACCGATCCCAATCTGATCTACATGCCTGTAATTAGGCTAAAAAAAGAAAACTTCCACATCAATCTAAGCGACAGAAGCATTTTGGTGTCAGTTCCGCATCCATATGTCGGCTGGAATAGGTTCCAGAAAACCATACTGGAAGTTCTAGAGGCAGTCGCATCAGCCAATATCATTGATAGGACAGAGCGCTTCTCCCTAAAGTACATTGACATCTTTGATATGGCTGGATTCTCTGCTGATGGTAAGGGATTCACCCTAGGCTTTAACTTGCCCGCCATTAATGTTATGCACCAATCTATACAGGGACGGTTTGAAGTCCGCGAAAATCCGTGGATCCATGTAATAGGTTACTTCGGTGAAGCTCATGGCAAGTTACCCGACGGTACATCAAAAAAAGGTATCATGATGGACGTAGATACCATTGAGTTCCTGAACAGCAGTTATACTGAATTCATGGAAAACGCCAAATCCAAGCTTGACGAACTGCACAATAGCAACAAGAAATTATTCTTCAAACTAATATCTGAAGAAGGTCTAAATTCTTTGGAGCCTAAATATGAGTAACTTCGTCCCGACTTCTTCGAGCAGGACTACATTTGCGCCCGCATGTGCGCTAGTCTTTGCCACCATGTTGACCCCGCCTGCCTTCGAAAACAAAAGCGAGGAGGCTTGGCAAGGCTTTGCACCAGTCATGACTCAGTCCTCATATACTGGCAGCATGCAGTTCTCCACCATACCTGCTCCTGCATCCTTTGAAGAGCGGTTAGGGAATTTTTATTCTGCTCTCGCCGCCTCCCAAGTAAATCTTGATCAAGATATTGAGCAGATCCTGATTGCTAATGTATCTTCGCTCTACGAGGATTGATAATGGAGTTGGAGCAGATCAAGGATCAGATCCCCTATTATCTCACGAAGGAGCAGGGAGAAGGTTTACTACTGGAGCTAGAAAAATATAACGGCAAGACTTCATTATATACTGGTTCTCATGCCGACAGCATGTTGCAAGGAGATGGCTGGAGGGGCTTCCAACTTTTTGATTTTGTTTCAGAAAAAAAACAAAAAGTAAGAGGCATATTGCTTTCCAACTCCTGTGACATTGATCCGACCAATGCTAGAAGCCTTGCTGGAAAAGTGACCTTCGCGCCAATCATCAGACTTGAGCGTTTTAGAGCAATGCTCGCTGAGAATGGTGTAAAAGAGGACCGGGCAGAGAACATTATTGGCGCAATCCGTCGCCAAGAAAATACGCAGTTTTTCTATTTACCTTGTCAACCACCACTCGATGATGAATTCTTAGTTTGGCTCAGTGACATTCACTCCATGCCAGCAGAAGCTTTCGTCAGCTCGCCGGATAAAGCGAAGATTTTTACTCTAAACTTAACAGGTTTTTACTTATTCCTGCTCAAGTTATCTATCCATTTTTGCAGGTTCCACGAAAATGTAGATCGTGGAACTGCCGCGAATCGTTTGAATTAAAGCCCGCTTAGCGGGCTTTTTCATGCCTGTCAGAAAGGCGCCTCCTCCTCAAGCCTCTCCTCCTCCAAGTCCTTCTCAATGATCAGGTCGTCGCGGTCATCGGCGCTCTGCTGCTCCCATCTGACTGTCACGCTCTCGTCGTCGTTGAAGGTCAGGTCCAGCTCTGGCGTCTCGACCAGCAGCCCCATCACCTCCTCCCACTCCATATCCCCATCCGTGTCCAGGCGATGGATCGTCACCCATCGCTGAGCCTGAGCGATCGGGTGATTGATCATCGATGAAACGCGGAGCCCTAGCCGCTCTAGTCCGCTCATTTCCTGGCGCTCATTGGGCGCCGTTTTTTTCTGCTTGGACATAGACCGCTCTCCATTACTGTATATCCATCCAGTTATGTCGGCGAGAATACATCACGCTTTGTGAAAGGTGAACCCGCCTCGTAAGGAATTTCTTAAACACGGCTTCACGAAAAATAAATCACACATCGTGTTGACATTAAAAACACGATGCGTGATATTTACCTCAACGCGCAGTCACTCACCAGGGACTGCAGGCCCTCACCGGCCGCCGCTCTTTAATAACCAGCGCAACAACCAACAGACCGCATTGCCTCTACCGGCGACCGGCGCCAGACAGCCCCGAAAGGCTGCCCACGACAGGGATCACCCTGTACGGCTGACGAAGGTGAAACGCCCTAACTGAGAGAACGACCCGGGCATGCAATGCACCCCGCCATCCCCGGCGGTAATGGGACAGAACGATTCACTGAAGCACCTGGGCGACCGGGTGCTTTGGGAATCCACTGGAGGAGCACGGGATGAACAAGGTCATCCGCATCACCCTGCGCGGCGAGTTGCAGGTGTTCACCAATAGCGATCCTGCCGCATGCATCCGCGAGGCGAACCGGCTCAATACGGAGCGCGGGTATCGCAATGGCGTGTGCGTTGTAGAGCTGGAAGACGGTCAGCGAATGACGGCAGCTGACTGCCGAGGTGCCAGCCTGTGATGAAGTTGAGCGGCTGTGAAATTGATGAGCGTGACCTGATTCGCCAGGCAATCCGAAACGTGAAAGGTCCAAGCAAGTACCGAAGCAAATACGGGGTACCGCGCTGGTCCTTGGTGCGTGACACATTCTGCGTTGGGTCAGGCGTTGCCACGGCGCTCTGCCGAGAATTCGGCTTTGACCCTGAGGAAATGATTCGATCCTGATTTCACTGGCTGGCCTTGGCGACAGGGCCAGATGGGAAATGAATCCTGACCGGGGTTAGCCGGCCGCTGGACTCCCAAGCGCATAAAGGGATAGCCCTTCCGCATGACGGGCTCAATGGTTGTGCGGTGACAGCCGGAAAGACGGCCCGATGCCCTGCTCCCCATCGCAGGCTGCATTGGAGTGTGATCTGAGGCTAAGTCTCGGGCAGCGGTCGTGCCAACAGGCAGTCTTCAGGGCTGCCCCTTCCGCTCAATGCCGGTTGAGCCCCGGCCAGATCACACCCCGATGCATCCCGCATCCCCTTCCCTTCACATCGACCGCATTGGCAGGCGCCAGGCCACCTTTCACGGTGGGTTTGGTCACCCGCGCCTGGCTCCTGACCAATGCGGCCGCACAACCCAACAGGAGGACGCCATGGGCGCACTTCGAGCAGCACAATGGCGGTATGACTATGCCGAGCCTGACGATGATTCTGCGTATCAGGCAGCGGCTCAGAACTGGATCGAGAGCAACGCCGAGGCCCTGGTGGGCGGCTGCGACGTTCTGATCCCGCAGCACTTCGGCGGCCCGGTTGGGGTTCGCCAGCAGGAGTACGTGGCCAAGGTCGCCGAGCACCTGCGGTCGCTGCAGGAAGCCGAACAAGACGACATCACCGCCCTCGCCCTCCTCCTGCTCCAGGCGAAGGCCGGCGGACCGGTGAAAAGCATGGTCGAGGACATCGTCGGCCCGAGCGACCACGTCAACGGCAAGCTCTACGAGATAGCCGAAGACATGCTCGACCAGTACGCCGAACAGGGCCTGAAGTATGACGCTGACGAGGCCGGCCTATGAGCCCGCATGTCCTGCTCGACAACGAACTGGATGCCTTGGCCGATCCATCCACTCCGGTGAGCTGGTCCGTGATGATCCAGAAGCAGCTCACCGAAATGATGGCCGACCAGCGCATCACCATCGAAGAGTTCAACCATTACTGCGGGCGCCTCAACAAGATTGTTGGTGGGCGCAAGGAGGCTGCATGAGCACTGCACCGGTTAAATCCCTGATCGACGAGCAGCTTGAGCAGATCGAGCGCAGCCTGGCCATCATCGGCGCCGGGCTGCCACGCGAGGTTCCTGTCTCGTCGCTGCCGCCCAAGCTCGTAGCCGCCATCAAGGCCGGGCGCATCGCCGTGAGGCCTCGGCCATGACCGGCTATCAACGCGCCCGCCGCTTCGCCACCTGGCGCGGCTCCTTCATCGCCCTCACCTTCTGCACTGGCTGGCTCCTCCTGAGCGCCCTGGCCGGCACCATCACTTCCTGAATTCACACCCGAGCACGGCGGGCCTTCGGGATAACCGTACCCCTGCGGGAGCGTAAGCGGCGAGAGCGCGCAACCATCCACCGCAGCCAGGGCCTGGGCGATACCTCCAGTCCTGGGTGACCTGGCATTTCCCCTACCCCACTGACGGCGCCGGCCTGGCGCGAGGTTTTCCAATGTCCACTACAAACTTGCGCATCTGGGAGAAGGTCCAGACGACCGACACCCGATTCACCAAGGACGCCAAGGTCGGCGGCCAGCAGATCACCAGCCTGAACGGCACCGCCATGATCATGAAGGCCACCGAGGTATTCGGGCCGGCCGGTATTGGCTTCGGCTGGAATGTGGTTGAAGAGCGCTTCGACAAGGGCGCCGAGATGTTCAGCGGTGAAGGCGACAAGCGCGTCAGCCTGGGCCACGAGCTCAACCACACCATCAAGATCAACTTCTGGTTTGTGCTCGATGGCCAGCGCGGCGAGATCGAGCAGTACGGGTGCACCCAATACCTCTACAAGTCGAAGTACGGCACCACCACCGACGGCGAGGCACCGAAGAAGTCGCTGACCGACGCCATCAAGAAGGCCCTTTCCATGCTCGGCTTCAGCGCTGACGTGTTCCTGGGCATGTTTGACGACGTGAACTACGTCCAGCAGTTGCAGGACGAGCAAGCCATCGAGCGCGCTGAAGATCGCCAGGCCGAGATCGATCGGCAGCAGCAAGAGCGCCTGGACTTCATCAAGGACACGATCGAGACCATGCAGAAGGCCGTCACTCCGCATGAGCGCAAAAAGATCCACGACCACGCGGTGCGCAAGCTCATCGGTCGCAAGGATGAGAAAGGGGCGGCGCGGATCTCGCTCGAGCTGAAGAACCTCGAGTCGGGCAAACCTCAGGAGGCCGCAGCATGACCCAGCTCTACGCACTCACCGGCCAGATGGCCGAACTGGCTGCCATGTGCGACACCGATGATGAAGGCTTGAAGCAGGCCATTCAGGACACCATGGCCGGCATCCAGGGCGAGTTCGAAGTGAAGGCCGACAACATCGTCATGTTGCGCCGGAACATCGAGGGCGACATCGGCGCCATCGACGCTGAGATCGATCGCCTGAGCGAGCTCAAGCGCATCAAGGCCAACAGCGTCACGGCGATCACCGACTACCTGCGTCGGAACATGGACGCCGCCAACATCAAGTCGATCAAGCGTCCTCTGTTCACCATCAGCCTGGTCACCGGTAAGGAAAAGGTGATCGTCGACAACGAGCAGGCGGTACCGGATGAGCTGACTTCGGTGGTGACCAAGATCGCTCCGGACAAGAACGCTATCGCCGCCAAGCTCAAGGCCAACCGCGAGCACAACGACGCCGTCCGCAAGCGCATGGCCGCTGGCGAAGACTGCGAACACGAACTGATACCCGAGCCAGCCTGGGCGCACCTGGAGCGCGGCGAGAGCTCGATCCGCATCAAGTGAGGTGAGCATGAACCAATCCATTGACCTTGAGACCGCAAAAGCGGCCTTCCTTGCCTCTGGAGGCAGCATCATCGTGCTCGACGGTTTCCAGTACGTGCCGCACCGCCCGCACCGCGACATCGAGCAGGTTCGCGCCGTGCAGCCAAAGCCGATCAGCCAGAAGGCGAAAAAGCGCCAAGAGCAGCTGGCCGAGCTGCGCAAGCTGGCCAAGACCATGACCTATGCCGAAGCCATGGAGCACACAGGTCTGGCCCAGACCACGCTGTACCGGGCGGCTATGGAAGGCTGCTTCTGCTTCAGGCCCGATCCCAAGCGCGGTCGCGGGGAGAAGAACAGAGCCTATGCAGACCCCGAAGCGGACAAGGCCCTGGCCGCCAAGATCACCCAGTTGCGCGATGCTGGCCTGAACCGACACGAAGCCAAGACCAAGCTGGGCATCTCCGACCGCAAGTTCTGCCGGGTCATCCACCTCTTCGGCGTCGACTATCCCAAGGTTGAGGGCAAGCGATGCGACGGTCCGGTCTAAAAAATCAGGTCCGCCAGCGCCGCCGGCAAGACCAATTCCACCTTCCGCCCAGCGGCCTCACGGAGCACCGAAATGCAGAAAGCACCCTCTGGAGTGGTAACCCTGCCGGCCTGGATGAATCGCCCGGTCAAGAAGCTGTACAACACCCGCAGCGGCGGCCAGTACCGTGCTGATGAGGTCGCGCTGGCCTTCGCGCTGAGCCTGCGAGAGCACGACAGCGCGGACCATCTGCGCAGACTGGCCCGGCGCCTGGTCGACAAAGTGTGCTTGGAGCACCAGCCGAACATGAAGCGCCTAGCCCGCGAGCCGGACGACGCCAAAGTCTTCGACGCCGCGCTCAAGATCATCAGCCGGGTATGCGACCTGCTGGAGTACGCCCCGGGCACCGCGTTCGTGCGCAATGGAGGCGGTGATGGCCCTGACGCAGCAGCAGCGTGACGAAAAACGCCGTGCCAAGGCCGCCAAACTGCAGGAAGAAGACCTGCGAATGAAGGTCCGCCCCGGCACGCGCCAGGCGCTGGACGAGATCAAGGACTGGGCCGAGGTCGAGGAAAACGGCGAGGCGATGACTCTTCTGATTCACCGCATCCATGAATTAGGACCTGCAGCGGCCCGCCACTTCCTCAGTGCGCCGCGCCACGAAATCGAGATATCGCCAGCTGTGGTGCGCAAGCTCGACCACTTCCGGATCAGCCGCGAACTGCGTGCGCCGGCCCTTATGCTTGGGGACGACCCCGACGACACAGGCGTACTTCTACTCTCGGCGCGCACTTGAAGTTACGGCACTTCTTCCATCAAATGGCAGCCCGCTTAATGCTATGGAATGGCAAAAAACACCTCAATGAATGCCATGGAGGCTGCAGCACACAACATCAGCACAGTGGCCAAAATGAAAACTAGGTAATAAATACTGTCCTGTGTCATAGCTAGTCTCTCCAGTTGGCTGTGTCTACTCAGCACGAGCCTATATGTGCGGGTAGGATCGCTTCCCGCGACCTATCAGTCCGATCACCATGCGGCCCCAATTCTGGGGAGTACCACCCACTGGGTGACTCAGATGGACCTAATAAAAGCCAACACCCCCACCACAGTCAGGACCAGCACAGCAGCTACAACGGAGAACATGTAGCGCACATCGTCCTGAGTCATTGCCCGCTCCCCCAATTAAAGATTGTTCAAGGGTAGAGCAACTCCCGTACCAACACATGCCGCATCCGGCCACGGAGGGCGGCGCATGTATGGAGAAAGCCATGGACAAGCACACCAAGATCCTCATCGCGGAGATACCTGGCGAATGGACCGACCGCACCCGCTCCGGCCACACCAACATCTGGAACGGCAAGAATCACGACCGGCCTCACCGCAACGGCCTGCCGGAAGTAAAACTTGAGCCGCCGGAAAAGGGACTGTACGCCGAGCGCATCGACGGCGCCTGGTACTGGGTTTCGGGCTGCAACAAGTGCAACGGCACAACGGGAAAGTGGAGCTACATCGTCTGCGACAAGCACAACGCCTGTCACTACTGCGGAACCCATCGCTCGAAGCTCACCGAGACGCCCTGGGGTCACTCCGAAGGCTTCACCTGTAAGCCTTGCCAGGATCGCATTGACGCTGCAACCAAAGCGAAGGCCCTGGCCAAGTTTGCCGAGGCGGAATTCGACGCATCAGACTTCGAGTATCAGGACGAGTGCAAGTGCCCACACTGCGCGACTTCCATCCATCTGGAGTCGGAAGACCACAAAGATCAGGAGATGAAGTGCGACGTGTGCGGCGGCCTCTTCGAGCTAACACTGAACTACGAAGTCACCTATAGCACTGCGGTCATCGGCGAGCGCGTCACGGCCTGACCATCCGGCGCTGCCCGCCAGCGCCGTCCCCTATTCACCGATAACGCCTTCTCGGAGACGGCAGTACTGACCATCTGCTATCTGGATCCCGACTGCCGCGAACGAAGCTCTCAATTCTTGATTGTTAGATGGCCCCTGCCAGCCATTGCGATAGCGACTAAATCCTGTTGCTGGCGGAACGCAGTATCAGTGAGCGTGAGATGGGATCCTGCTTCCCTTGCGGCCACAGCGAGCGCCACTAAGTCTTGCTGCTGACGCGTACCAAGTGGCAGCTCCAAAGCTGCACCAGCAGCAAGAAGCGCAAGCAACTCATGCTGCTGCATATCGTTCAAAGACATTTCCGATTCCATTTTAGCCGGCCTCATGCCAGTATCCCGTATTACCCTTCAATTACCAGCTCACCTTTACCACTACGGTGATCGGCGAACTTATTGCTCAATATTCCCTGGTGCTACCCGCCAGCGTCTTCCCATTAAACGACAATGCCTCCTTGGCTATGGCGAGCTGAAATACTCCCCATACTCCCTGTCCTCCTCCCCTGGAGCATTCGCCTTCACTATCGCAGTGAAGCTTCCAATGAAGCGGTGCCGGAGATCTTTGGGCATCTCATAGGCGAAATGGACTAGCCAAGATCCATCTCCCAGCAATAACGACTCACGGCGATACCGTTCCACTTCCTCCTCTTCTATCCCAACTTCGATTGCTACTTGCTGATTCGTTGGCTCGATATCCATCGCCATCTCCCATGCGGTGCTGAGCGACATCATGTCATTACTAATCGACAGCACAGAGCCATCACAAATACCAACTTTCACGCCCACGGCGAGGACTGCCCATGTCTGCGTTTCAGAAAAAGAACCCTCTCGACTTCAAAACCCAGTACGGCCTTGGCTTCGATCCTCAAGACGACGAGATCGTGGTGGACTTCTTCTGCGGTGGCGGCGGCGCCGGTACCGGTCTGGAGATGGGCCTGAGTCGGCCGGTTACGGTGGCCAAGAATCACAGCCCGGCGGCAATCAGCATGCACACCGCCAACCACCCGGCGGCGCGCCACTTCACCACCGACGTGTTCGAGGGCGATCCGGACGAGGAATGTGAGGGCCGACCGGTTGGCTGGTTCCATATGAGCCCGGACTGCACACACCACAGCCAGGCCGCTGGCGGGCAGCCGCGCAAACGTGAGATCCGCAACCTGTCGTGGATCGGCCTCAAGTGGGCCGGCAAGAAAAGGCCTCGGGTCATCAGCCTGGAGAACGTGAAGCAGATTTTGCAGTGGGGCCCGCTGATGGCGAAGCGCGACAAGGCTACTGGCCGGGTGATGAAGCTGGACGGCACCGTGGCCGCCGTCGGCGAGCGCGTACCAGTGCAACAGCAGTTCTTGGTGCCCGACCCGAAACGCCGCGGCATCACCTGGCGCCGCTTTGTGCACCTGCTGGAGGGCATGGACTACCAGGTGGAGTGGCGCATCATTAAGGCCTGTGACTTCGGCGCGCCAACCAGCCGGGAACGCCTGTTCATGATCGCCCGCTGCGATGGCCTGCCCATCGTATGGCCACAGCCAACCCACGCCAAGCACCCAGCCAAGGGCCAGCAGAAGTGGCGCACCGCCGCCGACTGCATCGACTGGAGCGTGCCGAGCAAGAGCATCTTCGGTCGCAAGAAAGCGCTGGCCGACGCCACACTGCGCCGTGTGGCCAAGGGCATGAAGAAGTTCGTGCTGGACAACCCGCACCCCTTCATCGTGCCGATCGCGAACTGGTCGGGTGAGTTGACCCAGTCGGCGGATGAGCCGCTGCGCACTGTCACCTCCTGGCCGCGCGGCGGTTCTTTCGCCATGGCAAGCCCGGTGATTCTTCCAGCAACGCACCAGGGGGCCGACCGAGTGAATAACCCGGGCGATCCCCTGCCGACAGTAACTGCGGCCAACCGTGGCGAGCTGATGATGGCCAGCCCGGTGATGGTCGGGGCCGGCGGCCCGGTGTATGCCGGTAAGCCAGTAGCAGCTGACCAGCCCATAGGCACCCTGATGACCCAAAGTCACCGGGCGCTGGCATCGGCGCATCTGGTCAAATTCAGGTTCAACAGCGAAGGGGCAGCCATCACCGATCCGGTGCCGACAATCACGAGCGGCGGCAACCATAAGCGGCCTGCGGGTGCGGCCCATGCCATGGGCGTGTGCACAGCCTTCATCGAACAGGCCAACGGCGGATTCAACACCACGCCAGCCAAAGGCGCAGACGAGCCACTGACCACGGTCACCAACACCGGCAGCCAACAACGTCTGGTCACGGCCAGCCTGGCCACGCTGCGGCGCAATTGCATCGGACGAGCCGTCGATGAGCCAGTACCGACTATGACCGCCGGCGCCGAGCATCACGCTCTAGTCGAATACAAGCTGTCTCCAGAACACGAGCAAGGCGCCCTGCGGGTCGCGGGGTTCTTGGTGAGCTACTACGGCGCGAGCCACGCGAGCACCGCTGATGAACCGTTGCCTACCATCACCACCAGGGATCGCCTGGCACTGGTCACCGTTTACGTGAAGGGCACGCCTTATGTGATCGTCGACATCTGCCTGCGGATGCTGCAGCCGCACGAGCTCTACCGCGCCCAGGGCTTCCCGGCCAGCTACATCATCGACAAGGGCGCCGACGGCAAGCCGTTCACCAAGACCGAGCAGGTGCACATGTGCGGAAACAGCGTTAGCCCGCCGCCGATGGCAGCGCTTGCACGCGCAAATGATCCGTGGAAAGCAGCGGAGCGCGAGGCGGTGGCCGCATAGCCACCGCCCAACACTTAGATCTTGCCCGTGTCCCTAATGGATTGAACCTGCTCGGGAGTGAATCGCCAAATTGACATAGACATGCCAATGGTTGCTCGACCTTCCCGGCGCACACACCTGACGTACTCCACCATCTCACCGGTGACGGTTTTCATCTCTAGGATTCGATAAACCATACCCACCTCGTACGCGGTTGATGAGTCCTGAGACTAACCGATCCAGCCTGGGTATTACATTGGCTCAACGACTTTCAGATGGAGCACATTTGTACTCCACCCATCTGTAACCCATCTCCCCTCTATTTCGAGGCGGCGAGAACATTAGCTGCGGGAGCGACTTCGACGGGGATGCGGGCGCGACCAACGCCCCACGCCAAAGCCCTGGTCATCGACTCGCCGGAGCGGGAATCGAGGCCTCCTCTAACGGATTACAATCAGTGTTCGCGAGTTTTCCCGTGGAGCAAGCGATGAAGTACTCCACCGACAAATTAAGTTCCTGTATCGAACCATCCACTTGCGTAGCATCCACCCACCAATCAGGCGTCTCTTTTGTGAGGACGCCAACGGCCGTAAGCCTCAGAGCTTCTGGAGGAATACCCAGCTGCTCAGCCGCGGCCATCAGCGATATAAGGGCCTGACGAAGTTGAATGTCAGTTTCTTTCGTGACCGTCATGGATTTGGCCTCCATTTCGTTCAGCTCCCGCTTGTTGCCGAGACGTCCTTTGCTTGAGCCCTGACTACCAGCCTTCTTGCGTAGCCAACGCCCCATGCCATAGCCCTGGTCATTGACTCGCCTGGGCGGGAATCGAATGCCTCTTCATGCAGTGCAGCGCCAGAGCCTGCATAGATACCGATAAACATCTGCGTGCCACCCGTTCGCGACAGTCTCACCTGAACATCGATAAATGTTCCGTCATCCAGAGTTTCGTCGTGCTCCCGGTGGTGCAGCGTGGGATCCGCCCACTGCCTATAAACCTCTCCGCGAAATCGCATACCGCCTCCTCCGCCTGAAATCTTTTTGTTTATGGCCAAAGTCCACCATAGCGAAGCGGTGACACTGCACAACCGATAAAGACCGAACTGCGAGCTGAATCGGACCACTGGTCTGCAAACCTGTACCGAACCACTTCTCTGTACAACTTTCTGCCGCGATATGGCGGCCAAGGAATCATCGTGCCCGAAGAAAAGAACCTGGATCACGAACTGCTGAAGCTGGCCGCCAAGGGCGGTCGCCTGGAGATCGAGACCTGCACTTGCCGCGACCCGAAATGGCCGTTCCGCCTGAAGGGCCAGTCTGGCGTGCGGGCCCATTGGAACCCGCTCATCAATGACGGTGACGCGCTGAAACTGGCGGTTGAGCTTCGCATGGACATCGAAATCAACGCCGGTGGCGTCGATGTCTACAGCGGCGACCTGGATGACGGCGTGTATGTGCCTGTCCGCGGCGATCTTCGAGAATGCACGCGCCGAGCCATTGTTCACACTGCAGCCAAAGTCGGAGAGTTGCCATGACCCGCCTCGCCCTCTGCCTCCTACTGCTGGCTACCGGCGCCAGCGCAACTGAGAACGCCATCGACGTGCAACACGACAGCCAGCGCGGCGTCACCTGCTACCTGCTCAATGGGGTCGGCATCAGCTGCATCCCCGACAGCCAGCTGCAGGCCGGCAACGAGCGCCAGCTCTCCCCGCACGAAATCCATCCCGAACCTACACCCGCTCTGGCGCCTGGGCGCTGGATTGATGAGAGGTATGAGCTGTGAGCCTCGTTCGAGAAAACCTGATGACCCGAGAAGGCTACTCGCCGTACTGCGGTGGAGAGCGATGCCCGCACCTCATGCCGCGCACCACCTGGGATGGCGAGCAGTTTAAGTGCCGCTGCGGATGGCGTTCTCAGTTTCCGGCCGACTTCATCGCTGAGTACAAGGCCAAGTGGCATGGAGGGACAAAGCCATGATCGACGTAACCGTAGTGAGCGCCGAAGACCGGGAGCTGCTGACCTTCGCCGCCAAGGCCGCAGGCTTCCAGACCTCTTGGCAGGACTACAGCCTTTGGGTCAGGCGCGGCAACGGTCTCTGGACAGTGTGGGAACCGCTGCACCACGACGGCCAAGCATTTCGCCTCGCTCTTGAGTTGGAGATGCCCATTCACCCTGGCCGCGTCTGGAAGTCATACCCCGCTAGCTGCCGAGGCGACTTTATCGAGGCATCGCGGAGCGTGACGCCTATCAGCGAACCGAAAGCTACCCGCCGGGCAATCGTTGAGGTTGCCGCTGAAGTGGGCAAAGCAATGCAGGAGGCAGCATGAGCGACCTCATTGAAGTGAGGGTGTCCAACTTGGTCGGCGAGGCGCTTGGATGGGCCGTTGGCAAGGCAGAAGGCCTGAACGTGCTTCTGGTGCCGCCGCAGTACGGCAACCCCTGGCGCGTGTTCGCCCGGCACCAGGGCCAGACCATCGAGCACATCAAGCGCTACAACCCGTGGGAAGACTGGGCGCAAGCAGGCCCGCTACTTGAGAAGCATCGGGTGTGGATGCATGTCTCTGGCGCCACCTGGAGCGCTCTTATTTCCGGATGGGTGGGAGGCGAAGAGCGGCCTACAGTCGTCATCTGCCGATCAATCGTCGCCGACAAGCTCGGCGATACCGTCCAGGTGCCGAAGGAGCTCTGCCAATGATCCTGCCCCTGATGTACATGGCCTACCTGATCTACAAAGGACCTCGCCCATGAACCTGATCGATTGCTACGTCACGAAGATCCTCAGCGAGCCGTACCGCAAGTTCGGCGCCTGGTGGGTCGATGCTGAGTACGAGGCCTACGGCCGGATCAGCAAGACCAAGCTCATGTTCCGCACCGAGGAATCCGCCAAAGCGGCGAAGGTCGGGCACCACTTCTTGGCCTGACTGGCACGGAGAGACACATGGCGAACGCCACAGCAGCAAAGCCTTCCAGCATTCAGCCCCGGTTTATCCGGTTCGGCGATGCCCCTGGGTATCTCGGTATGTGCCGGGATGAATTCAACAAGACGGTCAGGCCGAACGTGCGGGAATTCCCGATCGGAAAACAGGGCGTTGCCTTCGACCGCCAGGAGCTCGACGAGTGGGCGGACGCCTACATCGAGGCAAAGTCGATTGAAAAAGCCACAGGACAGGACAACAATCGGCCCCGCAGCGAGCGCCGAGGAGATGATACATGGCGCGAAAAACGATCACCGGCCTCTACGAGAAAGGCGGTGTCTGGCAAATCGACAAAGTCTACAAAGGGGAGCGAATTCGAGAGAGCACTGGCACTGGTGACCGCGAGGAGGCCGAGCAGTACCTGATCCACAAGCTGGAGAAACTTCGCCAGCAGAAGGTATACGGCGTGCAGCAGGTCAGGACCTGGGAGGAAGCCGCGACGCGGTACCTCTTGGAGTCCAAGGATCAACCCTCCATTCACCTAACCGCCTTGTGCATGAGGCAGTTGCACCCCTACTTGGGCCACCTGCCGCTGACGCATATCGACGACCAGGCATTGGAGCCTTTCATTCGAGACCGGAAGACGGAAAAGGTATTGCCCAACGGAACCGTCGAGAAGGCGGTAAGCAATCGGACGATCAATATCGCGATTGAGCGCGCAGTTCGGGTTCTGACCCTCTGCGCGAGGAAGTGGCGAGATGAAGATCGCCGGCCCTGGCTGGACAGCGTGCCAATGCTGAAAAAGCTCGAAGAGAAGAAGTCGAGCCGCAAGCCCTACCCGATGTCGTGGGAAGAGCAGTCGATTCTCTTCAACGAGCTGCCCGGGCACCTGCAGACAATGGCCTTGTTCAAGGTGAACACTGGTTGCCGCGAGCAGGAGGTGTGCAAGCTGAGATGGGATTGGGAGATTTCGGTGCCGGAACTTGGGACCAGTGTTTTCCTGATCCCCGCTGACTTCGGCGGGAGGCACGCCAGGTCGGGCGTGAAGAATGGCGACGAGCGCCTGGTGGTATTGAACAGCGTGGCCAAGTCGATCATCGAGCGGCAGCGCGGCATCAGCAAGGAGTGGGTGTTTCCTTACAACGGTACCGCGATGCACCGGATGAACGACTCAGCCTGGAAGAAGGCACGGGTGAGAGCGGCGAAACTCTGGCAGGAGGAAAACCTTCGCCCCGCTCACCCTGGGTATGCCTCGATCAGGATTCACGACTTGAAGCACACCTTCGGCCGCCGACTGCGGGCTGCGGGTGTAACTGAAGAGGATCGGAAGTCCCTGCTCGGGCACAAGAACGGCAGCATCACCAGTCACTACTCCGGCGCTGAGCTGGGCAAGCTGATTGAGGCTGCGAACATGGTATCAACAACGGACTCGCGTGGGCCGGTGCTGACGATATTGAAGAGGAAAATCGGATGATGTCCCGAAAAAGTCCCCATACGCAGAAATGAAAAAGCCACCCGTGGGTGGCTAAGTCATTGGGATTATTTGGTCGGGACGGAGTGATTCGAACACTCGACCCCTTGCACCCCATGCAAGTGCGCTACCGGGCTGCGCTACGCCCCGAACTCATTCTCGATGTTGCTGAGAACGATGAAGAATCTACCTTAACTACATGATAAGTGGAAGCTTTTTTTCAAAAAACTTTCTACTCACTGAAGACAGATCACTTCTTCAACACCACCAGTACATCTTCCAACTCAACAATCATCTGCCGAATCAGCTGCTTGTACTGGCTGGACTCATCCTTCACCTCATCACTGGAGAGCCGCAACCGCGCCCCTCCAATGGTGAACCCCTGATCATAAAGCAGCGCTCGAATCTGTCGGATCATCAGCACATCTTGCCGCTGGTAATACCGCCGATTCCCCCGCCGCTTCACAGGGTTGAGCTGAGGAAACTCTTGCTCCCAGTACCGCAACACATGCGGTTTCACCGCACAAAGCTCGCTCACTTCACCAATGGTGAAGTAGCGTTTGCCCGGTATGGGGGGCAGCTCGTCGTTATGGCTTGGTTCCAGCATAGGCCTCAACCCGGGCCTTCAACTTCTGCCCTGGACGAAAGGTGACGACGCGCCGTGCAGTGATCGGGATCTCTTCCCCTGTCTTGGGGTTGCGGCCCGGCCGCTGGCGTTTGTCGCGAAGGTCGAAGTTGCCGAAACCGGACAACTTGACCTGCTCGTTCTCTTCAAGTGCGTGCCGAATT